TTGAATAAAATTATCATTTACTTTCTGAAAAGCAGTACGAATTGGATCTCCAGTACCATCACCAGGAGATGTTCCAACATTAATTAATTCTATTGTCATATATTAATATCCTATGGCAGTATAATATACACCTTGAATTCCAGTATTTGTTAAACCAGTATTAACTGCGGAAAATATAGATACTCCAGTATTACTTACTCCATTAGCTGATACTATAGCAGAATATACATTTGCAATTGGTCCAACAATAACTGAATACGGTGGATTTACGAATGAAGTATTAAAAACAACTGTATTTGATCCTGATGAATTAGTAACTACAGAACCAAAATTAATCTTCCATATTCCTATATGTAATGTTCCAGAAGTTGCTGTATTGGAGTAACTTGATGTAAGATAATTTGATAAATTAGCAATTAATTGTGCATTAGAAACAACATTTGTCGCTGGTAATCCTCCAACATATAATGCATTATTAGAATTTACAACGTTATCATTTACATCTATAGAAACAATTCCACCGGAAGATAAATTCACAGTGATGGTATTACTAAAACTTTCTAAAATCCTATTAGTCATTTACTTTTCCTTGATTAATAATCTTAATATTAAGATCCTATTACTAAATAATCACCATTTGAAACTAAAAGTTGTTCATCGTCTGTTAATAAATAGGTATACATATCATATGCCAAAATATCACCATCTGTTGTATCTATTTCTTGAAGATCTAAACTTTCAATAAAATCACTTGTTGTTGTATATTAATCTACTGTAATAACATAATTATCAGAAGTAAGTAATATACTATCTGATGTATAAAATATAATAGCAGAATCCTGAACAATCGAAGAAGAAATTAAACTTACAGGAGATGGAAGCTCTCTTCTTACATTATACTTTCCAAAAAGCATATATCCAACAGGATGTGCCAGATTTTTAATAACACTTTCATATATATTTAGCATCATTTCAGAAATAATTTCATAAGAATATACTTGATAATAATAATCATCTTGAAGAACCATCACGTCATCCAAGAAACTTTGAGTATTATTCCAATATCCCACTCCAGTACCAGTTGTTCTTACAATTGCTTTTCCAAAAACCGCTGAATTATTATTTGCTTCTGACATAATAAGAAACTCATCAGGAGACCATCCAAAACCAGAGTCTAAAACTGATAAAGCAGTCACAATACCGCCAGTATTGCTAGCAGAAGCAGTTATACTAGCATCAAATCCCCAAAATCCCCCAATTCCATCATCTATTTTTAAACTATATATTAAAGGCTCTATAATAGAAATAGAAGGAGAAGATGCATAACCACTACCAGGATTTTCATTTTTAAGGAAAGAAATCGTTCCAATAACTTCAGTTACCGTAGAGAAGCTTTCTTGGATAATATCATTAAGATTATTAAATCCTACTACAGGAAAATAAGACCAATCTGTTAGTCTTGTACATGATGTCACAGTAGCAGTAGTTCCAGAAATATTTCCAGTAATTACCATACCAGGAACATAATATCCAATTGGATTTGTATCCATTCTATTAACACTTAAAACAGATGTATTAGAACCAGAACCAATAACAAAACAATTAGCAAAGACAGTTTGCACCGGATCAACACACAAAATTTCTATCAATGTATTATTATCATCACAAATTAACAAAGTTCCATTTACCAAATTTGCATTAGTTAATGCTGAATTATTTCCTGTAAGATATATGTCTTGGCCGTCAGCAAAATAAACAGTTAAAGGCGTAATTCCTAATGATGAATTGGAAATAGTTTCTCCATTAGATAAAGAAGTGAGAGTATGAAGTTCTTTAATATTTAAATGTAGACTTAAAGCATTACCATATACTATTTCATCATTTAAAAAACTAGAACTAGCATTAGTTATATCGACTTTAAAACCAGATGTTGACAAATCAATAACAGTATTATATAAACCATCAATAACATCAGTATTTAAACTTATAGTTTGTTGATTAGTTAGACCACCAATTTGAAAAGAAGCACCAGAACCACCCGTACCAGTGTTATCAATTGTTATGACTGCATTAGCACTAAAACCAAAACCACCATTTATTAATGAAAATGAAACTTTTCCATTTTCATTTCGTGTGGCAACAACTCTTGCCACACCACCTGTACCAGAACCAGAAATTTCAAGTAAATCACCAACATTAAAATTAATTCCACCATTTTCAACAGTAATAGTGGATAATGATCCAAGAACTAATGGAGCATTAATACCAGTCATCTCTGGAAAAGAATCACAATAAATAAACTCATTGAAATTGAAATCTTTTGTTAAACTTGAAAGATATAAAATATTAACAACTTTACCATTTATTATCTTTTTACTATAACTCTCAACAACAGCAGTACTACCAGAAGAACTTATTATTAATTTTCCATCTAATTGTCCTAAATATGGACTATCGTTCACTTCAATATATTTTGGTATTGTCCAATTACCATTGGATAATCTAAACATATATTGTCCTGGAGTATTAACCTCAATGCTTTGATTATAAAGCATTCTAAACAAAAGTTCAAAACTATCAATAGTTCCCTTAGAATTATAAAATTCTAAGGCATGTTTTACTAAAAAACGAGTATCTATTGATAAATTTTTTGGTATATTAACTAAAAACGTATCTTCAAAATATTTTAAAAACTTTGAAGAAGTTGTATCAATATCCCAATAAGAAGGAAGATTTCTAGACTCTGTTGTAATAGATCCTACATATTGTGAATTAGCACTTTGTTCAAGCCATTGGTAATATGCTTGAACAAATTCAATGAACATCGGCCCATCAGATTGATAAAACTGAGGAAATTCATATGGTATTAATGGAGATATTACTTCATCTATGATATTATTTGAACTCATGGTTTATACATAAACCTCCATCATAGTATCTTAGTTACGTTAATTGATGATTTTATTTCATCAATTTCTAATACTATCTCTCTTGTTCCATATAATTCCTCTGAAGATGGTTTTGCGCTTATAGAAATACCTTGTGGATTCATAAAATCAAATACATTTATACTTTGAATATAAAGAGAACCATTTGCATAATCTACTAATCCAGCATTAATAAAATTTTGAACATTATTAGTGCTTACTTGACTGAAATATAATGCATTGGAACTATTTACAATATTAAATGATCCATTAGAATTTGATCCATAAAATGTATTATTAAGAGGGTTAAAATCAGTAATTTTATAAGATTTTCCATCGCTTAATATAAAATCCGAACTAGATATTGTTCCAGGAATTATAGAATTATTAAAAGAAATTGTCAGTGTTTGAGGATAACCATTAGCAAATAAAACATTCTTATACATGGATAATGTAGTAGTATTTCCTTTTATACTATTATCAGAATCATCTATTTGTGCAGCAAATTTGGAAAGCATGAAATCTGCATTAAATGCTTTAAGATTATTAGAATTATAAGAACTAATAGATTGAAATATTTCTGTAGATATATCTACAGGAGATAATGATGTTTGTGAAAAATCAACATATGCAGTAATATATGGAACAATAAAGACATAATCTGTATTAATAAATTTAAGTGTTATTCCTATAGAAGTTTTAGAAGAAAGAAAATTAATTATGTCTGTTTCAATACTTTTTGAAAGAGGAGCGCCTGAAAATGTGGTACATGCAATAAAAACTGTACCATATTGAATTGAACCAAAAATGTCTTCTCCACCAAATACACTTACATCTTTTACTTCTGGAAAATTCTGTGTAATCAAATCTTCAAAATCAAATGCTGTTATGGCACGATTTTGAACTTGATAATTTCTTGGTGCTCTAAATCTTATAGATTCTATACTTTCAATATCGGCCCCATCTGATGATGGATCAACAACATTAACGACAGAAGAAATATTTCCACCATTTACAAGACTTAAATTTTGAGCTAAAATAAGTTTATTAACACCATTTCCAAAGGAACCATTAGTTACTCTATAAGAAACATTAATAACAGAAGCATGTGGAGGCACTATTCCAAAAATTCCATCTCCAAAAGATATCTCATAAAGAGAACCAGGATCTTCTTGAACAAAATATACAGCAGAATTAGAAACAAGACCATGAAGATTAGTTTTTTGTAAGAAAGGAGTAGTAACATCAGAAGTAGTAACAGAAACATTAATACTTGTATCATCTACATTTAAGTTAGAAAGAACAAATTTCTGATTTTCAATAGTATTATCAACAATAAATGTTTCTGTAAATATTTTTCCTTCATAAACATGAACATTTGATACATTATATTGAGAACCAGCAGATAAAACAGTGTATGTTTGATCTGTTACAAAAGAAAACATTCCATTTGAATTAGTTCCAGTAAACATAGTTCCAGAAGGAATTACTAATGTTCCAGATAATCCAGAAGTATTAAATGTTAAATTTAATGTTGCGACAGAAGAACGTGATGATCTTGGAATATAATTAAGTTCTTTTGCAATAGAAACAACAGAATCTCTTAATTGCGCAGTGCTTAAAAATGCCTCAGAACCAATCATATTTAAGTAAAAAGAATTTAAATATGTATTATATGAAAGTATATCTAAAAGAACATTTATATTACTTCCAGAAAAATCGAAATCTTTGAATATTGTCTGCGAACCAAGAAATTTTATAAAATTTTGCTTAAGTGAATCAAAATCTAAACTTGTTAATATAAGAGAACTATTAGCTGGCATGATAATTTTCCTTACAATTTTTTCCATGCCACCGTTTAAAATGTGCAGGTTTGAATTTTTTATTACAAAATATACATAATATATGTTCAATATTTAATTGACGCTCTCTCATAATACTTTTAGTTTCTTCGGTATGAGTATGTCCTTTAAAATGTGTATTTCCTTTCAATTTTTCTGCTATTTTTATTTTAGTTTCTTCAGTTACAAATATTATTTTAGTAGTTACGTCATAGCCATAAATTTTAATATGATTTTTCCAATATTTACCAGAACCTTTATACTTAAATGGATCTTGTATTGTTTGTCCTAAATATTTTAAACCACAATGATTACACATTTTAATGTATAAATATATCATATGCTGATACTCCTCTTTGAAAAATTATAGTATTAGAGACCATGGATATTGCCGTATCGTGATGGTCATTACTATTTATGTAAAATCAACGAATTTTGGTCAAGAATAGTGTAAGTGTAATAGGATTCGGATTATTAATTAAGGAATATTTTATTGTTACTTCAAGTCCATTTTTATCAGAAGAAGCAGGAGTTGTTAAACTATTAACAGAGTCTGGATCTTGGACAATCACATTTTGTAAGAAACAACGAGGCTCATTTGACGTAATAGTTGCTGTTATAGAATCTCTTAAGAGATTTATTAAGGGTATTCCTGACAATTCAAATAGAGAACCAGTAACATTACAACCTAAAGATGGTTGAAAAAATCTTTCTCCATAATTTGTAAAAACTAGATTTCTTATAGACTGAGATACATCTTGTTCATTTGTAATTAATGCAAGATTTTTGCCAAAAGGAGTCTGATTAAAGTTATTAGTAAAATCACTATAATAAGTTAATTTGTTTTTTAAATTTGTATAAGCATCAGCTCTATTAACAGTAACTACCAACAAATATCTCCTATTTTCCCTTTAATAAAACATTTCTATAATCCACACCAGAATTCTTGGCCATAATTTTCATGTTCAACAGATTTAATATCCTGTTCTTTTAAAAAGTTAGAAAAACTTACCATGTAATACTCTTTTTTTATTTTTATTTATGTAAAATTATATGGTTATGTATGAACCATTTGGAACAGATATAACTTGTAATGAGCCAAAATTAATATTAATTTGAACACTAGCCGAAGAATCTATCAAACAAGAAGAATTATCTGTAGTTATAATCAAAGGAGTAACATTTACTGTATTAGCAACAACATTTGATATAACAATAAGACCAGATGTTTCTTTTATAATATAACTTTTTGCTAAATTAGAATTACTCAACAAAATCACTGAACAATTTCCATAACCATTTGCATTAATCAAAATAAAACAATCATTGGCTAACACCGTATATGAACTATTATTCGCTGTAAATGTCTCTACTTCTATAAAATTACTCATAATTACCTTTCTCTATGTAACAAAAACTTTAGTCGCACAACCACCACCACACACACCTGCTAATGTACCACCAGAACCTCCTAAGTGGCATTCACCATCAAGTATTATTTTTGATGCAGTAATAGTTACCGTATCACCTGTCATAGTAATAGTTGCTGTCGATGAACCTGCCTTAAGAATTACTGTTGTACCTGAAGTAACCATTGCAGCAGATTCTCCATACATTTGTAATTTAGCATCTGCATGATGATCTATATTACCACCTTGCGCATGTAAACCATGATCACCCTTTGCTATAATGTAAGTATGACCATTATAACTGTGAACTGAATTTCCTTCATGATTAACATACCGATTTCCATCAGAATCTGTACCTGATTGAGAAGAAGAAGAGGTACTAACATCTGCAGCACTACCACCGCCTGTTCCCGATGAATTAGTTCTTACGGTAGAATGATCTCCAGAAATGTTTACTTTCATCCCAGATGAACCATTTGTCATATTATCTGTAGTAGTCTTGGAATGTTCAAACTGAGAACCTTGATTATGAACACCATTCCAAGTCACAGATTCTTTATGTGAACCAACATGTTCACAGGCATTCATACTCCAATAACGATGTGCTCCAGAATGAGTTTCCGTAGTTATTGCATTACCATTATTACAATCTGTATTATATATTGAACCTGTTGCATCTGCATGTGAATCAAACATAGTTTTTGGATTTTGTGGATCACGATACTTTGATTGATGTGTTCCTGCTAAACAAGTTTCCCATTCATGAAAACAATCTGCATAAAGATCTGATCTTGTTTGTCCATAATCAGTTTCGAAGGGCGAGGGAGGAATTTTCGCATTTGATTTATCAAAACTCATAAATCATTTCCTTTTTTAAAATTTTATTTCTTTCATGACGTTTTTTTGCAGCAATAGACATTTTTTTTCTTGTTTCCTTATTTGGAACTTGTCCTTTTTTTGCCTTAGACATTCTTTTTTTAGTTTCATCAGAGCGTTTAATTCCAGTTAAAGCATAAGAAGTTTTTTCTCTATGTTCCTTTGTTGGACTTTTTCCAAACATAGGATTTCCTTCACCTGTATTAATTTCTCTCAATTTTTCTATTGTTTCATAAGCATGTTTCTTTCCAAACCAAACACTTTTTTCGCCTTTTGTAGATTCAGAAATTTGTTTTTTAGTTTCTTCCTTATGTTTTTTTCCAAAAAATGGATTTTTCTCTCCCATCACTGCTTCTGATTTTCTTTTTCTAACATCTTTTTCAATTTTTTCATCAGTCATCCAATGACCATCTGTAATAGTTAAATTATAATATCTAGGTTTATTAGAATAAGAACTCATTTCTTCCTTTTTTATCATACTTAACCATTTTTTTTCTTCTAAAAACATTTCTTTAATTGATAATATATTTTTTCTTAAAATGCGTCTTTTAAAGTCTTCTTTTCGTTTTCGATATGCTGCTCGCATCCAGTTAGAAGAACAAATATAACCATCATCTTCTAATCCCCAATGGCAACCAATATAATATCTCTTATGTTTTTTATCTCTCCAGATGTAAATAAAACCATATTTTTCTTTTTTCATTTAATATTCCTATGAAATTATTGTTCATAGGAATATTTAGTATGACTTTAATGTAACAAAGGAGAAGGAGGAATTTTATTATTGTCTTTTGTCATATTATTTACCCTTAACTAAAATCTGAATTTGGCCCTGAACCTCCAGCACCTTTTTGTAATGCTTGTTGTCCAAATTGTTGACACATTTTCATTTTTGCACACATATCACCATGTTTATTCAACAATTGTTGAATTGCTCCTTGATTTAATACAGATTTTGGAAGATGATTTGATTGTGCTCCTTGCATCATAGTATTCAACCATGGTAATAATTGAGCAACAAGATTACTTCCACTCGAAGAACTTGTAGAAGTTGAAGCAGCAATTGTATTACTGGTTAGAACTTGATTCTGAGAACCTGTACCAAGCAAGATATTATGCCAATTTGTTAAAGTCTGATTAAGAACATCTGTCATAATAAAAGCTAATGCAGATATTGAAAGATTAGCCTGGACAATATAAGGATCTAAATCAGTAACAAATGCTTGAGTAGCTGTATAAATGAATGAATTAGAAGCATCTGAAAATGGTGGATTAATGCTTGTTCTGATTGTATATAAATTATTATTAAAATCTACAATACTTTGATATTGAATATATCCAGGATATGGATCTATATTAGGATAATAAAATACTTGAGCATAAAAATCAGGAACAACTGTTACAATCGGAGAAGGAACAACATTTTCAACTATAATAGGAGGAGCCTGTAGGATTGGATAATTATTTAACCCATATTTAAATAAGTTAATTTCAAAATCGGAAAGAGCATTTAATATTATAATTTGATAGTCTGTAGATAATAAGCTAAAATACTGAGGATTATTTAGAACAGAAGCCATAACTCCCATCGTTTTATGAAGTCCTCTATTCTGTGACTCCTTTGCAAGTGCATTAGACAAACCTACCTGCATAACTTCAGAAACAATACCAGTTATATTTGCACCAACTGCATTATTTCCAATAGAAGTATTTGAAACTGCAATAGCAAGAGCATTTGAAGTGCTATTAGAATATAAATTGGAAGAAACCACATTTGCCGTATTTGAAATATTATTCGTTGTTTGTTGGGCAGGAGTGGAAGATGTTGCAGCACTTCCCATAGAGAGAATGCCCATCATATTAATTATTTGCTGAACTTGTGTGGCAAATTGAGGAAGTACTTGTGATTTTCTCTCAGGATCTGTTTGATCAAGGGCCGATTTAACAGATTTAGTTCCAGGAGAAGCAGAAGCAACACCGGCAGGATCATTATAATTTGAAAATTTCTTTATTATTTCTGTAAACAAATCAGCCATTTATTATATCTTTCCTAATATCACAGAATTATTTGCTTCTTGAGGAAATAATCTAAAATTAATATTACCATCATTATACCATTTTGTTCCTTTTACTTTATATACAGCATAATCAGTAGCTTTTCTTTGAGCTTCTTTGCATTTTTCATTTTCTTTTCTTACTTTATTCAATTCTTCTCTTTTTTCTACTGACATCTCTAAATATCTTTTTTTCTGCTTAATTGAAATCTTTTTCTTAGATTCATCTGATTGAAACTTCCCATAATTAGGATTATTTTCTCCACTCCAATTTTCATACATAATCTTAACTTTTTCTGAATTTTTTCTTCCTTCTAACATATTTTTTCTTTTTTCTAAATCAACCCATACTTCTTTCATTTTTATTGATGCTTTATCATGGTTATTTAATTTTATTTTGCGCATCTTTTCACGATATTCGTTTGTGCCTCTGGTTTTCTTCATTTTTTCACATACTGATAATTTTTTTTCTTTTTCAAATGCCCAATTTTCTATAAAACTATTTTTAAGATTATAGTATTTTTTACCCAATTCTTCTTTCTTTATTAAAGATAACCATTTATATTCTTCATTTAGTAATTCTCTTTTATCATGTATTATAACTAATATTCGTCTTTTAAAATCTTGTGTTCTTCTTTTATAGGCATCTCTCATCCAATTGGAACTACAAATATAACCATCATCTTCATCACCCCAATGACAACCAATGTAATATCTTTTATGTTTTTTATCGTACCAAATATAAACAAATCCATATTTTTCTTTCATTATCAACTCCTATAAAATTATTATTATTCATAGAAGTATTTAGTAAAAAAGTATAGTGTATTATCCAGAATTATTCCAATATGATGTAGAAGGGTAAATATTCTGGGATGGATCATAAGGAGTTCCACCAGCCGGAGTATAATAATTCGAACTTGGTTGTTTTGCTATTGCTCTTGTTCCATTGGGTGCACCGGCATTTGAAAGTGGAATGGCATAATCTGTCTGTTGTGTATTTACAGTTGTCCATGATGTTGCTTGATCGAAACCACCAGAAGAAGAAGACTGGGCAGAACCCATTCGATTCATAGTTCCGAC